TCCGTAACCGTGCTGTCAATGTCACCGTGAGTTTGGATCCCCGCTCCCTTAGCCTCCCAAAGTTCATCGGCAATATCCTGAGGCAATCCACCTGAAACAATACAATGCACGCTATGGGGTGGCCTGCCTTCATCGTCTACATAATCCGTATTATTTTCAATCACCGTAACAGCCGTAACCCCGCTTACATTATTGCCAATTCTTGAACGAATCGCCTCTACCGTTGCCGCGCCCATAAGCTCTAAATCTTCTTTGCGTCTTGACCTAAAATCTGGGTCGCTTTCAATCGGTTTGCCAACATCGGCATCTAATGCGTTAGTTATTCCGGTCCAGCCTGATATAGGAGTTTCAATGTTTATCAAAGTGCCCGCTGTAGCGCGTATCGGTCCGGTGTTTATCGCCTGCATTACTGCCAGTATTTCCCTGCCAATGGGAATAGTTATTAGGGTAAGCGTTTCAAACAAGCTACCTGTCTGTTGTACGCTAGCCCGTGAGCCGACCGGGATAACCGTGCCCGCCGTGCCTGTAAATATTGCCGTAACAGATGAATAGGTAGCTGGCAGTCTGGTATGGTTTGTAATTGCCGCAACGCGATCTAAAGAAACCTTTTCTGCATTGTCAGGATCGAATGAATTATAAATAGCTTGACCTAATTCCCACAAAGTAGAAAATCGTTCGGATAGAATTGATATTTCCTGGCCTAACGCCGCGTCGGGGTCAACATTCGGAGTTGGTCCCCATTCCGCCGATGCCCGATAATCATCTTGAATCTCGCTTTGGATATCTGTCAGCCGTTTTAGGGTGAATCCAGTACTGTCTATGCCATACGCCATTACGGGCTCATTCCTACCGTCAAGGTTATTGCGTCGCCGCTATCTAGCTGTGCTTCGAATGTTACCGACAATAAACGATCTGAATTATCAAGATTATACTCAATGGGTTTGTTCAATTGCAGAACTCCCGGCGTGCTAACTATAGCATCGATAAAAGCAGCATTCACGGCAACCCAATTTTTGGATTTAGCTCCTAAAATCGATCCCATATAATCAGTGCCGAAGTTTGTATTCAGCCACCAATTTCCTTTGTTCATGGACAACTTTAAAATCAACCTTTGCCGCACGCTTTCATCGTTATCGGTTACGACTTGCGGTTCGCCATCGGTAATGACTATATCCGAATTTACATCGTCTAGTTGCCAGTCAGTCGGCATCAGCCTTCCTTTTTCAAACGAATATCGATAGAATTGATTTTGTTCATTAGCTCTTCTATTTCCTTCATTTCATTCTTGATATTACTTTGTTTTTCTTGAATTTCGGAAAGGGTCTTTTTAACTAATTCCAACCCTTCAATTTCGAGTTTCCATTTGGTGACTACTTTTTGTACTTTCATAATTGCCTCCTACCCTATTCTCACAATGGCCGAAAGATACGTTGCTAATATAACTCTTAAATTTTCTAAACTATATGGGTCTGGGGGTACGGGCGGGGGGTTGTCGGATGCTGCCCTAGTTGACCAATTATTCATGAAATCAGTAATCGTATCTATAAAACCATTGATATCCTTTATCGCCACATTCGTTGCCGTATCATCGCCTAGATTTATGGCTCCAGTGGTTTCGATTGACACGCTTCCCGTTATCGGATCGATCAACACGTTCGCACTAACCGCACCGGCATTATAACCAAGTCTGATTTTATCTACATTTATATCTGGCACTGGCAGGTTGAACGGATACCCACCGGGAAAAGCAAAGGCGTCGTTCAAATCGTGAATTCGCGGATCTTGCGGGTCGTATTCAATGCCTAGCTGCAAATATTTATCAAGTGATTTATCGGCAAAAAACAGTGTGACTAAATCGCCGGGAAGTAATGGAAATGTAAAATAAGCCGTGGTCGATCTTGGAAACAAAACAGGAACGTTGGAAATGATCGGCGGTAAATCAGGGCTTTGGCCGGGAGGGCTGTATTTTGTCAGCGGTTGAATCTCCGCTTTTTGAGTAGCAGCATCATACAAAGTAACCCTACCCGGTAAGCACACAAACACAGTTTCTAGTCTTCGCTCAATTGCAGCTTTGATGCTGTCTGCCATTGTCGGAGTCGGAGTCATCGGTGTTTGTCTCGCCATATATTATGCTACCCTCGATCCTACCGCGTCGTTTTCGGTAGAACTAAACCATGAGTTTCCTCTAGTCTCGCCAGAGTGTCTTACTCTTCTAGCCCGTAGCGTACCAAATACTGAGTTTGAATCCAAATCATAATATCGATATGGAGAAATCATTGATCTAATTAGCATGTCGGCTCTCACTTGTCCGTTCGGCCCTTTTGTCGGCGAACCGATTAGCCCATTAGTTGGCCCGATTAGCAGCCCGGTTTCGATCCCACCATCAGCCGGTATCACCTCTAACACATTATTGTTGATGAACCAGACCAGTCCATGCCGCGCACAAAGCCGATCCATGAAATCGCGGGCGTATCCATACATGGCAAATCCAAAAAAGCTTGGATCGCTGGTGTCCTTGATGTCACCCCGCCGCTTTCCTCCAAATTTTGCATCCACATTCGCGTCTAATAAATTCTGACTTGACACTGGTAAATCCTCTTGCCTAATGCCAAAATCTCCTAACTTTGTAAGGCCAAGAAATATCGATACATCCGGCCTCGTTCTGGAATAGGTGTTAGGTGTAGCAAAAGTGTTGGGATTTATAACGGCGGTTCCAATCGCCTTTGCTACCACCGCGCTGAAATTAGTGCATAGAGTAATATTGTAAAGGGCGATTGAGTCTGCTACAAATTTGAATATCTCTTGAACTATGGCAGTAGGTCCGAAAGATCGATTACAGAAAGCTAACTGATATGCCCGCGCACCTTCGCCGCCTTCTATCGTTGTATAAGAATCGGTGCCGGAATTATTAGATTCAACATAAAGCAAATCGCCGTTGAAAAGAACTTCCCATGCGGGCAGAGGATTTATCAATGTAGGATCATATGCAACTTCCAGCGTTACTTTCGAAATATTTAGGTCCGCAAACGCGGCCGCATTCTCCAAAAACTGTTGTGAGTCTGCCGTCAAATTTGCAATTGAAATTCGACAAGTGTTGAACATACCATCGCTGTTTTTCACCACGTCAAAAACGATATTCAATCTTTCATCAAAATAGCGGGGCACTAATTCATTATACTTTTTGATTCCCACTCTGCATTTTCGGCCGTACTGCAACGCCATTAGGTTGTCGCCTCATCATAATAAAGCTTTACTCTTTTGCCAAAACCAAATTCGTCCCTACCCGGTGGAACATTAGTCCCCTCTGTGTCAACTACTGCGAATTGTCCGGGTGGCATATTGTCAACTACATAATTTCTATTCGGCACCCAACCGGGTAATATTTTCATGCCGGTTATCAATGCCACTTCGGTATCGGTCAAGATATCCATTTCCCATGCAGCCTCTCTATTATTCCACGCAAACCGCAAACGATAACTCACACCATCGCAATCACATGATAGAATCACTCTAGGATTAGCGGTGTCTACTGGTATTTCTATCATAGCCATATAGCTACATCCCTACATTCTGTGTAAGGGGGTTGGGCTCTATATTAGGTGTCAGTGTCCTATTAAATATATATCGTTCATTACAGAGCATTCTGAGTCGTTTGGCGGTGTTATTTATCACCCCTGCGCTCCTATCGCTATAATCAAAAACGCTGAGGCAGCCGCAAACAAAACAGCATCAGGCGGTTGAGCCATAACCCGCCCTAGATCGGCTAAATCCATTGCATCGTCAATTAGTGCCAGCGTAGGTTCTGTGCTGACAATTTCAATTTCGCGCAAGCTCGCAGTAAACACAAGTTTTCTACCAACACTTCTATTTCTGGGAGCGACGGAAGATTCAATCATCATATTTCTATAAACCTTGAAAGCAGTGACAACGTCGAATGGTTGCCTATTTCGCCACAATTGTTGGATCGTATCCCAACTGGTAACGGTCGGCGATAATTGGCCCGGCGGTGAAACGAATCCGAAAAATTCAACGGGGGTATCAGAAACCTCTCCGGTAATTTCCAACCTTCGCGGCTGATTTACCACATTGTCAGCGATGTCAATCCCCTTTTCAACCGGAAATTGTGTAATTGCGTTTTCTAAACTATGAGCCTCTTCAATCGAGGCATCTAACGTCAAAATACCCGGCGAAGTTACATCAGATCCAGCCTCTAAAAACTTAGCCCGAATTGGCGGTTTTAGCAGTAAGGCCAAACTCATGTCGTCACCCCTAGCTGTGCGGCAAGTAGTCTATTGTTTGACCCCTCCCTTTTGTCCATTATCATTTCTACCTGCTTAGCAACTCTCATAGGGTCGGTAGCGCCGTATATGTTGAAAGTGACATTATCGCCGCCTAAGCCTATTTTATTTATTGAGCC